TTTTATTAAACTCTTTTTGATACATTCTCATGATGTCATTAACAATCTTTCCAATACCCTTATTAAATTCTGCAACACATAGATATCCACTCTTGTTTCTTATTATTTTTTTATTATTTTCTACAACATAATTACTTGCATTAACATCAATCTTTTCCCAATGCCATGAATTAACATTGTCATCTGGTTTTACAAGAACTTCATATGGATCATCATCACAAATCATTTATTTCCCTTCTTCTTAGATTCTCTAGCCTTGCTCAATGCAATAGCCACGGCTTGTTTTTTTGGCCTATTACTTTCTTTCATTTCTGTGACAATATTCTTGCTGATTGTATCTTTGGAATATCCTTTAAGTAGTGGCATTATTAATATCCTAAAGTTTCAACATTTTTTTATAAACTTCAATCTCTTTTCGTATAGCGACTGTTTGTTCTTGCGTCAAATCAACCGCATCATTGCGTTCCCTTAACTCATTAATCTTGGATTCAAAATGCTTAGATAGTTTCTGCCACAATGGATCAAATCGTTCATTGTTGCTTAGCTCAAATCGTTCTGGTGGGTTCATCGTTGATACGCCTGCCCATCTGGCGCCCTACCTTGTGGCTCATTTGGTGGAGTTATTACTTGTTTAGGTGTTGATGTCATTGAAGCTAACTCCTTTTGTACGCTAAGTTTCATTGCATCGCTGGATAATTTTGCTTTTGTTTCCTCAAGGCTAATCTGCTGCTTAGTTGAGTACTCAAGTATAGCCAAGTCTTTCTGTAGTTGCAATTTAGCATTTTCTTGTTTAAGCAATTCCATCTTGTATTGATAATCAATCCTGCTACGTTCAGCAACACCGGCTTGAAACTGTGCATCTCTATTGGTATCTGTTTGCAATTTCTGCATTTCAACTTGAGTAGCTATCTTAGCTTTCTCAAGATCAGTCTGCGATCTAATCTGAGCAACCTGTACTTGTGGAGCTGATACCTGAGCAACCTGCTGCATTTTTTGTTGCTCTTCTGCATCCAATTGAAACTTAGAAGGCTCAAACCGCCAAGCACGCAATACCTCTTCCATTGCTTTCTTGGGTGATATTCCAAACCCTGGGTTCATTGAGAACTGTAGCAATTGGAATGCTTGCAATGCCTGTATCTCACGTTCAACCAATGCGCTCGACCCGATTGCTTCAATCTGCAAGTCACACTTCTCGTCATCTTTACCATACATAAGCAACCACTCATGGTAACGCTTGATATGTCTCTCAGTGACATTCTCATCATAGATACGAGCAATACGGCGCAACAATGAAGAAGCATTCTTGTGCAACAACTCCATACCGCCAACGGTGTCAGGAGCAGATCCTTGTTGACCCTGTAACAAGAAGTTAACTCCAGTAGCATCCTCAGCCATCTTGGTAGCTAGCTGGATATTTGCCACTAACTCTTGTTGCATTGAGGGAACAAGCAAGAACTGTATGGATTCTTTGATGTCTTTTACAACTTCATCAGTCAGCCACCAGACTTTACCCTTGCGTATCTCCCATTGCTTGTTCTCTGGCTCAATACCATCTCGGCGCATACCAATCATTGGTATTGCAGATAACCCCATATTATCAACCAGGTTACGACCTGATACAGTCATGAACTGTTGTGCTTCACGCATTTGACGCGAAACCCCAATGCCCCAAGGCATACCTGATACACGCTGCCAGATATCAACATCATAAGGGAAAGAACTATCTAGTGGACTTTCATGTCCTTTTATAATCGTGTCGTTAACCATGACAATAACGAACATGCGGAAATCACCACTACATTCATCATCTTCAGATGTATCTTCTTGTTCTTCATCGTCGAATAGTTGTGTTTGTTCTACATCAATCCATCCAGTGTAGTACCAAACCTCGAACATATCATCGGATTCTGTTCTACCTTTCTCATCAGAATTTTTCTTTCCAGGACCTTCTTTAATAACATTCTTGATAGCATCAGCAAAGTATCCCAGCTCAGGAGATAATGCCAATTCATTAAGGTCTTTGGCCGTAATGTAATCACGTTCGAACACGAACTCGCCTTCTTGTATATCCTCGCCGCAATTAGGATAATCAGGATAGAAGTCAAACAGATCAATGTATTTTGATGCTGGCACGACTTCTTCAACTAACTGCAATTGTCCATCATAAACAACCCTCGACCGCTGTTTCTTTGGATAGCATCCCTTTAGAACCCCTGTTCCTAACCTAGCAGATGACTCAATAACCTTACGTGATTCAGCATGGTAATTGGTTTGTATCAGCCAATCCTTTATGCGCTCTTCGGCTTTCTCTTCTTTCTTGGCGTGGTCCGCATCTGTTTGGCCTGGTTGCTGTGCTTGTATTGGATTGCCTGATTTATCATAAGTATTGCCTTGATCTAGCAACAATGGATTTTCACCAGCATATTCAGGAACCGGGGTACGCTTAATTGCCCAATTCCAATCCCCAGCAGGAAGCAATATATCGCCCATGCGGGCAGATGCAGAGTCAACAAACTGGCGGGTTATGTTAAAAAATGCAGTGCATTGATTATTGTTATTCTTGATTGAAGCGTTAGACATAATCCCGCCATCCAATGAGCGAGATTTTGTATACTTTGGCTTCATTCCACCTTTATTAAACTCGTCAACACCTTCATAGTTGTGTTGATCTTCTTCCCAAACAGTTTCTACTCCGCATGTTGATCTGGCTTTAACAACTTCATCGCGCTTTTTGGCAATTACTTTGCTTAGTTCTGCCAATTGCCTGTCACGATCCTGCTTTTGTTTCTGCTTTAATTCTTTATGAGCGTCGATAATATCCTGCAATTCCTGTGGAATCTCCTCTTCATTCATAGAATCAATCTGCATTATCCGCCCATACCTGGTACTGTTACTCCGAATGTAGCAATTCTGGATGATTCAATATGCTTAGGTCTAACTGGATATGCGAATGTCAGCGCCAACGCATCACCCTCATCAGGAGATTTAATGCCACGCTTCTTAGCATCTTCTTTGCTCTCAATTTTAAGTCTCCCATGACTATCATATGCATAACGTAAACCACAAAGATCAATCTCTATATCGTCATTATCCGGTATCTGTGCAGGAGGGTTTGACAGCCATTCGTTCATCAGCCCCCACATCTCAGCGCGTTTATTAATGTATTTCTTTTTATCCAATGGTTCAGAACCAAAGTTAACATCACGAACCATTCTGTAGTTCATCTCTTTGAGACGATCATAAATACCAGCGCCAATACCACCAACATCAACATGCACAGCTTCTGGTGAATATCTTGCAATAGCACGAACAATCATCCCAACAACTTCCATTGTGTTCTTGCCATTCACTTTGCCTATTCTCTCAGCTATACGTCCTTGACGTATATACAGTACCGTACTATCATCGCCAAAACGAGCCGGGTCAACTCCTATTATCTTTGGCGCTAAATTTTCATTATCTGCTACGGCCTTTCGTGCTTTCTGAACAAATACAGAACTTATTAAAGACTTCTCATCAGATACGCTAAATGCCTCTGCTGGCGAACTAGGATACTCGCGCATGAACAACTTAATATCATTGCCAAGCTCTCCTATCTTCTTCCTTCTCCATTGCATTTGTTCATTATCAAGACCGAACAACTCACCGTATTCATAGTCTTCATCATTCAAATCAACACCAGATACACGATATTCTTGTTGCCAAAACCAGGGCACAAATATTTGCAGCCAGTCTTTGCTATTCCAAATATTATGGAATACGTTACCAATACCGTTTGCGGTTGATTCGAAGATAATCTCGGTATTCTCACCAAGAGGAATAGTTTGCATGATCCCTGCCAAGTGATCCTCAGCAGATGGCCAGTAAGCCACCTCGCTACCATGTAGCAATTGAGCTGTTACAGATCGTCCGGCCCCGCGATTACCAGCGGTTGCTACTTTAAAACTGCTATCCAGCTTAGAGAATGACAACTCTTTTGCATTTGATGCTGACAGCTCAGGCTTTAACTGGTCCGGCAAGTTCTCATAATAACGCTGAGTCATCCCGAACAAGTTATCAGTCGCAGCCTGTTCATGCGTAAGAATCAGCGATTGAATACCAAAATTAGTGCTTGTCTTATGAAAGAACCGGCCTTCAACGTATGTACTATTATGTGAAACTATTCCTTCACATATAAATGTTTTCTCTGATGTCTGCATATCAATTACTTCTTGCTTTCCTATATGTTTAACTGATACAACTTTTAACCACGCATCAAATCCATCACATGTTTTTGGAAGTTTCTTACCAATCAATAATTCTCTATTAACAAATCTCGATGGTCTTGTCCTAACAAGCAATCTAACAACATCAGTTAATCTATCAATTCTCAAGCAATGCACTGGTTTATTACCAAGCTTGCTATTTTCTCCAGCCATTCTATTATCAATCAGTTCGTAATATTTCATTCCGATATCTGACAAATACTTCTTTGCGCGATTAAGAACTAAACCATCAATCTGAGATACGCCTATTCTTACTTGTGGATTGGCTCCAAATGATCCCTCTCCATCAAGTAATCCACCAAACCATCCATCCTCAAATGATGGCTCATCTAATTCTGGTTTATAGAAAGCTGATCGTATTAAGTCTCCTGGTTTTGTATTGCAAACCTCTCTCCACATAGCGTCATCTCCACCGCGCTTTCTACAAAGATGTCTATGTTCTCCGGTTGCTTTTAATACTGTGCCATCATGAAGAATAATCTCATATACATCATGATGAAAACTTACTTTAGCTTCTACTACAGCATTTCTTATTCTTCTTTCTGTTTTTCTACCGATTGAGCTTTCTTCTACTCCTGTGTTTTCATCAACGGCAATTAGCCTATCACCTACAGATATATCACCTATAGCAACCCATCTGTAATCAGATGTCATAACGCGCATGTCAGGAGTATAGCAACATCCTTGCTGCCGCCCTTTCAAAATTTCAGCACGGACCATGCCAATATCACGCTTCTGTTTTTCAAGCAACTCGTGTATATATTGTTGCGCCTGGTTAAGTCTAAATGGAACTATAGCACCAGCTTTATTCTTAACCTTTAGGAATCTATGTGCGTATTCCTTAAAATCATTAAGCCATTCATCAGCCATTGCGCTGTTTTCTTAACCAATCTTCAAATGAATTGTCAGTTCCATTATCATCAATCTTATAAACTTTGCGTTGAAGTTCTACCGATACTTTTGTCGAGTCAGTAATTTTCTTAGCGCAATCAACTCTACCTGGGAATGATATGGCCTTCATATATATGTCGTTCAATTTATCATTTCCATATTGATCTGGATTACGCAGCATTTCTCCAAGCTTCTCTAGGTCTTCTTTATGTTCATTTTGTGCTTGCAGCTCTTGTATTAAACTAATATTAACATCAGATAGTAATGACGTTATCCATCTATGTGAGCTATCTATATCAGCATGCTTTTTAGCATTTGCTTCTATAACTTCTTGTTCAGTAGCTTTTGAATACTCAGAGCGTACCTCGCTGCGTACTGCTTCTCTGCGTACTATATCTTCTGCCTTAGCTCTAATCTTAGCGGTTAGATCACGAGACCATCCCTCTTTCTTCGCACGCTTGCGGATAGCGCCTTCAGTACACCCGTGCTTATTACCAATCTCACGTAAGGATAATATGTTTGGCCGATAATCTGACTCCACCGCCAGCCAATCAATATTCTTTTTATTTTCCATTCACACAATAAAAAAGCCGTCATGAACTTAATCATAAACGGCATAGACAATTTGGTTACTCTAGTAATTCTTATAACATATATGGATTATGTTTGTCAAGTATAATAAACAACTATTTCAATGATTCTTGTTTAATACTATTTTTAATAGTATTTACAACCATATCCTCATACCATATAGCGTAAGACAAATTTTTACCTATAAATAATGCTGCACAGATGAAAACAACAATCATAATTGCTAGAATTACTTTATAAACATAATTCATAAAAACTCCTTTTATTCTATATTTTTCTACATTCATCATGTTTAATCTTATCATCCATATCTACGGTATATTAATTTATGATAATGTAATTCACCTTCTTTATATGAAGTACAGCCATCAGCCAAATTTGAATTGAGATACTCTGCCTGTTCTTTAGTTAGCTTTATAGGCTTCGAATGACTTTCTTTAAGCTTATCTGCAACAATTCTTAATTCATCGAGAGTTGGCATAATTCACACCAACCCCCTATCAATCAACTTACTCTCAACACTAACAATAGCAACCTTATGCACATCATCCAACACACAATAAACCTTATCACTCACATCACCAACCCGATTATTATCGCACTGCAAACCCTGCCTTATCTGTTCTTTAGTAATTCTTTCACCGCAATATTTGGCCACGATGTACTGTACTCCGCGCCGATACGCAATACCAGTTCCCATACGAGATATGACTCGTTCCACAAGATCATTGATACACGCAAAATTTCTACCATATTTAGCACCTATATATTGAGCACATGATCTATCTTCCAACGTATCAACAATACGCACTATATCTGCAGCCTGTTGTATTGCCTCCTGTGCATTCAGCCCTATTAATAAATCATTCCTAGAACCAGCACCACTACCAAACATACCAGCCATACTAGGACGATCAATAATAACCTTTTCCTGCATCATATAAGCCCAACTAAGCGCCTTAGAAACGTCTTTGAATGCCATCTTACTCAATCTCCGTTATTGTTTACTATTTCTTATAACAATTAAAACTAACAGAAATATTTTCTCCAATATATTCTTTATAGATTTTATCAAAAAATTCCTTGTTGCTTACTTTGATTGGCAAATGATACTTGTCGCAATAAAATATTATGCAATCATCTTTAGCAACAATCTCACTTCTATCATTACATGATGATCTTTCTGAAACCACAATGTAATTTAAATCATCAGGAATATTCAGTTTCACATAAACATCATCATCTGCTTTAGTATCACAAACAGTAATTTTGTCGTAAATTTTTGTTAAAACGCCATTAACACACTCAATACTTGAGTTGCATCCTTTTATAGGTAGCCATGTTCTTATTGATTTCATTTAAAATTCCTTTTCATATAATCTTCCATAGCATTAATTCCTTTTTTGTGTTGATCAAGTAACCAATCCATATCACTTATGAATTTTTCTTTTGTATTAATATTAATTTGCTGGCACCGCATACCTTTGCTTTTAATTTCTTTCCATTTTAAGCCGAAATAATCTTCTGCTTTTTTTATACAAAGTTTTCTGCTTTCAGATATGCTATTCAAGAATGGCTCTCCATCTTTAAATATCAATGCATAAGCCACAGATACTTCCCTTAATGCCATCAATATCCACTCCGAACAGGTCTATCAATAAATGCGCTACCGCCATCACCACGCCATGCATCCTTCAATCCTTGCCGCACAGCAGTATCCTCCTTAAATCTATATTCTTTCTCTTGTTGCAACTGTATAAACCTTTGCTGTACAGGATCAATCTGGATAACTTGCGGCCTATAATACTGGCTTGTATCGTATGTCTGTTGCTGATAACCATACATATGACCATCAGCAATCGCTCCAGATGATGTGAGCGCCATTAATAATATTAGTTTGTTCATTATCTTAGTCCTTTGACAATATACTTGATACAAAAGAAACAAATAAGTGTAGTGGAACATAAATCCAAAAAAGAAACCATTGAATATCAGAAGCATTAATTGCAGATAATAAACTATAAACCAAATATAACCATATTGGCAACAGTAAAAATGTAGTGACAATCGCATTAATTATTTTTAATTTGTTCATTCTATTCTCCATTCAATTTATTACACGATGACTACAATTCTATTCTCTTTAAATCATACTTGTAATAATCAGACACCATCATTCCACCAACTGAAGAAATAAGTATAAAACCTATAAGTATTGCCATTAACTTATCCATTTATATTGTCCATTATTAATTAAATAGGTGTTGGTGGCAGGGAACTCATGAATTCATATCTCACAATTTACTGAATTCATTGTCTATGTTAATTATTCTTAGCTCCAACTCGTTGATTGCAGAACGCCTAAACGAGTCAAAAAGTTCTTTAGAAATATTCGATTTAAGCTCTACCGGGTGATTGTTATTCCATCCCTGCAAATATCCAATCTTCTCAGTCCTAGTTAACTCCTTCTCCCATACATCAAGCTCTCTGGATATCTTCTTTCTTTCATCCATTAGCTTATTTGCTAAATTGAAACTATCTAAATCCATAAGTAAACACTCCATCAAAAAATATGTTGGCGGCATGGCGACTCGAATCGAACGAGATTACCTCCTTCTGCGAGTTTCACGCAGCGCTACCATGCGGCTGTTATTTGCCGGATTTCTCCCACCAACAAAGAAGCGGGCTGGGCTTGATACCAGCTATAACGAGAGATGGAATTGCACCATCGCCTTCAACCTTTGCATGACTGTCATCTACTGTCTGATGTATCTCGCTTATTATCACCGTTCAGCCGCCGCCTACTAAGTGTTTTTATCGTGTCCTTCCACGCCTCCGCTTCTTTGTTGGTTCTCCGTATAGCCGGAGAAACGCTAGCAACTTTCGCTCCACGATACGGAGTGTTGTTTTATAACTACTAACAAGAAAAAGAGCGATCCACACCCGTACTAATGCTATGTCCGGCTTTCATAACTCACGCATTATGGGTAATGCTTTTTTACTGGCCGCGCTCTTTCTTGTTAGTTCTCCGTATCGTGGAGATGACGTGATGGCTAGTGATCGGCGTGCACATTAATAATCACTCTTCTAATTCCGTTTTGCTTTCGCTATTAACCAACAATTAGTAGCTCTATGCCCTCAAGTCCTATTAAAACTTACGCATTCGCGCACATAGAGCTACTTCTTGTTGGTTCTAATTTGCAACACAACAATAGCGCAAGAAATTAAAATAGAACCATATAAACAATGTAAAAAAGCAGGTATTACATAAAACTTTTACAATTTTATTGTGTTGTTCAACCAAAATACAAAGTAAATAACATGCAACAATAAAATAAATAATATTCACACTATTCACCGTCTCCGGTTAATTCTGGCTTGTAAGTAGGTATCGGTATCCATCCTATACCATTCCGCATTGCGTCTGAATCAAACCCGTTATGCAAATCCACTCGCCTGATCGACGGGGTAGACATATCCATAAAATATACCAGAACATGCACGCTGAATTTCCCACTTGGAATTTCTGGCTCATCACACATAGGCCGCAGCTTGCTGACTGTTAATGTGTCGATTTCTTTGAATTCACCAATCAAATCGTTAACTAAGCATGCGGCAATATTTTTATCTTGCCTAAGAAGATTGTTTCGATGTTCTATCAACTCTTTTTCTGTTATGACTTTCATTTTGTGTTTTCAGATAGGAGTTCAATTAATGCATCAGCAACTTTATTCCTGTCATCCTTGTTTGAATATAAAAAATTACGCTTACGTTTACCTTCAATACCAGCATCAATTTCTAAAAAATATCCATTAATATAATCAGTGCTATGACAAGGCAACTCAACACCATTAAGCAAGAATGTTTTCTTTGGTGGTTGCCATGTATATTCAGACCAATCAACAATATCAATTATCCCTGCTCCAGAAACAATATATTTCGATCCTGATTTATGATAAACAACATCACCAACAAACACAGGCTTACCTTCTAGTATTGTTATGGCGAATTCGTATGTTTCCGGATGTTTGTCTAGGTTTGGATATCTCACTCCATTTAAAACACCTTCACACTTCCAGCATTCTTCTGGCCCAACCAATGTCCCTTCACACATATCCAGCACACGCGCCCATTCTCTATATAAGTCTGATTTTTTCATTTTGTCCCCAACTAAAATTAACCAGCAACAGGCAACTTGCTGCTGGTATTCATACATTATATTATTGGTTAACTACCTGATTAACTTCTTCGCATGTTGCTTTTACTAACGTATTAACCAGCTTACCATTTACAGAAATTGTTGTTTCCGCAGCATAAGCAGTTTTTGCAGTATCACAAGCAGTGGCATCAGTATAATACTTAATGAAACTATGGCTGCTTATGGACAGACCATTGCTTGTACCATTTTGCACCACTGATATGCGCTCTCCATGAAGACGAATTAGACCTGCGCTTGCACTACCAATCATCAACACAGACAAAACAACTGCAATTAAAAATTTACTCATTTCTTTCTCCACTTGGTTAATAAAAAATATTAAAACAACTACTTCATTAATCTATATATCAACGCATCAATCAAATCAGGAGTACCTAAACATAGCCAGAATGACATAAATATCATTAATATTATTAATACATAAGCAGTGTTATAACTCATTCTTGCTCACCATCTGAACTAACATTAATTGAAAATTGATAGTTAATAGCAAAACTACCGTCTTCATTAATATTTTCTCCCTTATATAAAGATAAATTTTTTACAGGTAATGCAGATATTTCTTTTTTCAATTCTTCCAATTTAAGAATTATGTTCTGTAATCTTTGCTCCATCTTCATTTCTCCTAATCATGTTAGCCATCAACTTATAACTCAAATCCAACTCATAAAAATTGGCCATAATCTTTTGCTTCTCATGCTTTGCTTCTTCAACAGTACATTCGCAATATTCCCATACTAGGTTTGCATTATCAATAGTACTTTGAGTGGGAGTAAATCTTTTATTCATAATGCGCGAATCGAACCATGATTTCTATGGAATCCGTATTTCAATTCAGCATTTTTACGGGCACATACTGCATCAAACAATGATTTGAAATATCCTAAATTAATTAATATTTTATTAATACGTATGTAAGAATACCAAACATCATTATGATACTTATTTAAACAGTATATTACTCCACAAACTCCTGATTTATTATTATGAAATAATTTAATATTTCTTCTGTTTTCTGTGTTAGAAACACACCTTAAATTAATCCATCTATTGTCGCAACCGTCTCCATTAATATGGTCAACCTGATCATCAGGAAATGCACCTGTAATGTATAGAAAAACCAATCTATGAGCAAGATATGTTTTGCCATTAACTAATATTGTTCTATAAGATTTTCCTGTAGATTTATTTCTTTGAATATACCCTGCTTCATCACCAATTTTACATTGGCTGGATCTACTAACATTCCAAATAAAACCACCTGTATCAGTATCATAATAAAATAATTTCTTCAATTCTTCTTGTGTTAAATTTTCCTCTTTTGTTTTCATTTTATATATTTTAAATTATCAATGCTGCTTTGTGGTGGCTTAAACGGTTTCATTTAACCCGACTAACCACCAATACATAATCTCCTTCCTGCCTTATAAGCTTTGTCTCAAATTTCCATCCTCGCTTACCGGAGATCATATGAGCAGCACTCCTTGTATTAACCACATCATCATAATCAATGTAGCTGAATGTTTCTTTATCCCCAACACACATGCTGTCGAAAGGATAACGTTGTCTTTGTTGTTTATATTGTCTAGTCATGAATCAAATTATACATGCTTAAATTAATTATGCAAGTATTCTTACTTTAACAAATTCAACACTTAAAGAGTTTCAAACATACCAATTCTTTTATTTGGATTCTCATCATCATTTCTTATAATTTTTGCAATTTTAATTAATTCATCATTATATAAAGTCATATACAACCATCTAGCAAATTTTTTCATAATTTTCACTCCACAATATTTAGATATTCAACAGTTCCAAAACTATATTTAACTTCTTCATGAGTAATAAATATCTTTTCTGAATGAATAAGTGATGCTACCGCGTTATCAAAACATATTTTTCTATATCTAAATCTATTAAACATCTTACCTTTGCTTATCTTACCTTCCTTTCTTAAGAAATTAAGAATCTTCTCAGATATTGAATCTGCATAATCTTTCTTCTCTTTAGTATCAACAGCACCACCACTATCAAGAATATTAAATTGTTCTTGTGTTATCTCAATAATCCTACCATCAGCAAGTTTAACTAATTTCACTATGAAATCCTCGTAACAGTCAAAATACTATCCGCAACACGAGTCCTGAATTTAAATCCAGTATATCTAGCAACATTGAAACAACCTCTTTGAGCCTTTGCCGCATTCATGGCTGTATCATACTCAATCATCTTTGAATCCCCAATGCTCATGGTTGAGAATGGGTATTTAATTTTGTTTGCCATCATTTTACCTTTAATAATAAAAAACAAATTATATTAATAAACTATAAATAAGTAAACACAATAACTGAAAAAGAACATATAAAACACACAACTTCATGATTTCAATGATAAATACTTTATTTATTTTTGAGTGACACTTGCAGACTTTACAAGTTAAAATGAAATTAACTTTATATATCATGGATTTAAAACTTACTGCACTGAAAGTAATTTTTACAGATATAAAATAAAAAATATTTTTAGACGTAAAAAAAAGATATTGTTTAAATATCTTATATTTAAATGTACTTCTCCCTATATATCTCTTTATAGTGGAGTATTATAATAAAGTGTATCTAAGGAGGAATTTCTATTTAACTGTCAGTTACGCAAAGCCCCGCCGTTATTGGTCTGAACTGCCAGTGATACTCTAAGTGTCTGAGAGTAACTTTCTTTCAGTGTAACCAAATATTTTTAATCAAAACTACCATTCCACATCATTATCAACTACCGACTCCCGACTACAGGCTTGCTGAATGCCCCGCCGTGATACCCTCACGGGGAGATTTCCCCGACCCGTTGCATATTTGATAATTATTGGAACCGTTGCGTACTTATAACAAATCTTGCACACATGTTTTCGCAACCTAGATATTACACCTAACCATTCTTTGTTGCAACATTAAAAATAACCAAGACGATAGCATTAAAAACAACTGTTGACATCACACAAAATTAGTGGATAATTAGATTTGTATTGCGAACAACTAGGAGTTTATGATGGATAGTGTTGATGGGAAATTAACAAAGTGTATAGCCGCATCAATTATATTTATATCTATTATATTATGTTTGATATATTTTTATATTAATGTACCTTTTTTATTTTGGTACTCAATGATATTTATTTTTGGTGGAATATTAACTTCAATTCTTGAAAATTAGAGGAACAAAATGAACCTAACAGACAAAGACGTAATTGAACACGTATCAAAGAAAAGCAAGCATACACATGCAGCTATGATTGTTGAATGGTTGTTGACTGAGAAGGAAGTAATGTGTTTTGGTCGCATTGTTGAATATCCTGCATGGTATCCTAATGATGAATATGAATTCAAACCACAAAAACCGGCATATCGAGTTTA